TGCGACAGTTTCAGTCTGCAACTCCACAGACCATTGTTGTTGTTGCTCCTCGTATTCTGCTAGCAGAGCAACTCTCCAGTGAGTTTCTGGAGTTTATCATCAATGCTGAAGTGTTGCATGTACACAGTGGAGAAACTCATCACGAAAGTTCTACTCGTCCCGATGTGATTTGTGAGTGGGTTGAGAACAATCAGTCAAGTCACAAGTTGATTGTAACTACCTACAACTCCCTTCAACGTCTTGTTGATGCAGAGATTGATGTGGATACGATATACTTTGATGAAGCACACAATTCCGTCAAACGTAACTTCTTTCCTGCAACAGAGCACTTCTCTGCCAACGCAAATCGTTGTTTCTTCTTCACTGCAACTCGCAAGACTTCAGTAACTGTGGGTAAACCAGGAATGAACGATGTCGATGTTTATGGTAACATCATCTGTCGTGTTTCAGCACCAGAACTTGTTGATGGTGGGTATATTGTTGCTCCCAAGATTATAGCAAAGAAGTTTGAAGTTCTTGACGGCAAACAAATCACTGCCGAATGTGATAGTAGTAATCTGATGGAAACTCTTGATGACATTGATTGCAAGAAGATCCTGGTTTGTGTGAAGTCTGCAAAGCAACTCATCAACCTTGTATCACAATCAGATTGCATCACTGAACTACAATCTCGCGGATACTCCTACCTTTACATTACCTCCAAAACAGGAGCAGTGATTGACGGCAAGAAAGTGGATCGTGAGGTATTCTTTGATACTCTTAATGCTTGGGGTCGTGATAGCAGCAAGAAGTTTGTGTGTCTTCACAGATCTATTTTGAGTGAGGGAATTAACGTCAGTGAATTAGAGGCAGTTGTCTTTCTTCGCAATATGGATGTGATTGAACTCACTCAAACTATCGGTCGTGTGCTACGCAAGGGAGGCAAAGATAAGGTCTGGGGTCTATGTGTGGTCCCAGTATATTCCAAGGTGGGTATAGCAACCGAGAGGGCACTTCAGGGTGTTGTTGATGCAGTCTTTGAGAGGGGTGAATTGCTGGATTCTGTTGTGAGACGGTGAGTCTCACTGAGACCCCAGTCCACCACTGGGGTCAAAACCCAATTTTTTCGTGATTCTACTGCAAACGACCTACAGGTCATCCACTGCAACCAGATCACCGATTTTTTCTAAAGTGTAATGCAGGGGCTTGACATCCCCACCCAAAGACGTTAAACTAACCCTTGTAGTTGCTTAAAGCACAAACAACAATGACTATTATTTCTATTCCTCTGAAAGGCGTTTCGCCTCTACTTCGTGCTCAAATTGAATCTAAACTTCCTGAACCATTAAAGATTCCTGGTTGGAAGTTCAATGAGTATCGGTGGAGGAACCTGACTCAAATCAACACCAAAAACTCTGACGGAAGCACCGACAATAGTGTAAGAATTGGTGGAACTGGAGATGCAGAAAGTCTTCAAATTTCCTTAAGGAAGGGTATTGACATCACAGAACTTACTGCATCCATTTATCCAAACAACAATTTGATAAATGGATTTAATCGTCTAAAAAATCTGTTAGAATTAGGATACAAAGAATGGATTTTTGCAGAATACGTTGAAGACGAATCTACCCGCACAGAGTTTCAAGAATCGTTTGATGAATGTCTTGATGATTTCCGTGCCACTGCAAATAAAGGTAAAGGTCAGAAGGTAATTTCAGATAAAGAAGTTGAAGAACTTGGTCGCAAGAGATTCCAGAATCGTAAAGATCAAAGTAAGCAATCTATTTCAAAGTGGATTCGTACTCTTGATCTTAACTGGAGTGGTCAAAAAGTTGACGGAGTTGCAAACAAGATTTGTAAGGATTTCACTCGCAAGGGTGTAATTGAATCCTACAATCGTGATGAAGCACTACAGTATCTCATTCAAAATGGTATTGGTGCTGATCTTCTTAACACAAAAGATTCTACTCGTGTTGCCCGTCTTTATCCTCAAATTATGAGGAACTTTGTTGAAAATGGTGTAACAATGGATCTCGCACTGTTTGATAGTGATGCTTGTTCACACGAAGAACTTGATAAACGTCAAACAGATACCATTGAAGAACTGAAAGAAATGGATGAGTTGGTGATAAAGTATGCCGCAAAAAGGATGATGATGATTGGCACACATCCGTGGAACATTGTCGGATCACTATCACAAAAGATTGGTGTTTTAACTAGGAAACTGGTAAATGGTTTGGTGTCTGTAGGATGATGAAAGGATTCTTAATTAACGAAGGAGAATATGCAGCAGTGCCCTATGTGAATGGTTATCTCATCATACACAATGGGCAGCAACTTGAGAAACTTTGTAGGACTGAAAGTTCTGCAAAGAAGTATATTGCTGACCACAAGAAAAGTCTAACTCAAGGTCAACTTCCATTGTGATAGTAACTCCTGGGGCCTTCAAAGTGTCCCTATAGTGTAAGCACTCAATTCAGATGATGACTTCACATTTTATAGATCATCTGGAAACAGGTGTTAATTGGGATAAAGTTTTCGGTGTTGTTGATTCTCTCTACTCTGATAAGGGATTCTCTTCCAATGCTGATAACTTTGCCCGTGCTACTTGCGTAGAGAAAGCACTTGCTAAGTTTTCTGATCTTGTTCGTGTAGATCAGAATGGATACGATTTTGTGTGGGATAATGGTAGTGGAGAACTGAAGAAAATTGAATTGAAGATGGGTCAAAACCTATTCTACAAACGCAAAGATGTTAATGCCACAAAGAAGTTCAAAGTTAAATCTTTTCTATCCGAAACCAAAACTGTAGAGGATTTCAAGCAACTTTCTACCTATGATTATTTGTTGGTGATTGATCTTTCTGCTCGTCGTGTATGTATTGTGGAAGATGAAGTGGCACGTTCATTGTATCAAGAGGGTGCAGATGGTGCTATGATTGAATTGAAACTTGGTGATTACTATCAGTGTGATATTGGTGAAGTCAATGCTATTGCACCTTCACTTGTACTCTCTGAGCAAATCAAGCAAGCAATCGACAACTACCTTGACTTCTAATATAACATCTGGGGCCTTCAAAGTGTATCAGTAGTATGACCATCCAAAACAAGCACCAAGAACATTTTGAAGACCTAATCCTAACAGGTGATCTATCTGTTCTGGATTTCTTCAATGGTGACTATGAAGTTTCCCTGAAGATTGATGGTTCTCCCGCTATTGTGTGGGGCACCAATCCTGCGACTGGAAACTTCTTTGTGGGCACCAAAAGTGTCTTCAATAAAGTTAAACTCAAAATCAACGAATCGCATGAGGATATTGATGCAAATCACAGTGGTAATGTAGCACAGATCCTACACTGCTGCCTGGATAATCTTCCTTGCACCGAATACATTTATCAGGGTGATTTCATCGGGTTCGGTGGACTTAATGTCTATACTCCCAACACGATTACCTATCAGTTTCCTGAAGTTATCACACAAAGTATCATCATCGCACCACACACAAAGTGGAGCACTGATGGTGAACTTAAGGATGCGTTTGTATCTGGTTCTACACCATTCTTCAATGATACTGAGCATGTCAAGTTTGTGCAACCTTGTGTAGACCTTATGCCTATAGATTCTCTTGGTCTTGATGTTTATGATGTTGTGTTCCTAAGTGTAAAGGAAGCAGCAGTTGCTAAAGTTAAAATCAATGCTCTTATTCGTGAGGGTAAAGAGTTGACTTGGTGGGCACTTGCTGAGATTCTTGGTAAGAACCTGGCACATCTTTACCTGATGATGATAGAGATCAAAGAGGATTTGATGGACATGATGATTGTATCGGACAGTCCAGTAGCATACATCAACGGTGAAAGAATTGTGGGTGAGGGTTTTGTTCTCAAGAACGATAGCATCATTCTGAAACTTGTCAACCGTGAAGTATTTGCTCATGCTAACTTCAACCTGCAAAGGTGATGGCAACCTCTGGGGCCTTCAAAGTGTATCAGTAGTATGACCACTCACTCAAACCAAACCAAAATGATATCCACAACTCAAACAACTCAAGAGTTCTTTACAGAAAACGAATGGGATATGATTTACAATTTCATTGGTAATGCTCTTGATAATGATGATTATGAGTGCGAAGATGTTTATGCGATTCGTGCTAAGATTCACAATCTCTTTCTTGTAAAATGAACACTCCAAACTGGAAACATAACTCTGGAAAGAGTAAACGAACCAAGGGTATGTGTAAGGGTCAGATTGTAGCACGTAAACAAGCACTTCAATCACTCAAACTGAAACTGAAATGACTGCAACTCTTCAACAACAAGCACAACAAACCATCACAGATTCAGTGCTAAAGCATACTTATCTGCTGATTGAAGCACTGAAAGATAACTACCGCGATTATTCTATTCGTGGACATCAACGTTCAGTTGAAAGGAATGAAAGTGTAGAGTATCATCAACAGAGAATTGATGAACTTAAAAGTGGTATTCTGCCGATTTATTATGTGATTGAGACGGGTAAAAAGTACCATAAAATCATTATGGTTGATAGTGGTTCTTCGCGTTCAGTTCATGCTTTCGTAGACAAGAAAACTGGTGAAGTGTATAAGTCTGCCAGTTGGAAGTCTCCCGCTAAAGGTGTTAGGTTTGACCTGAGAATTATCAAGCAACGTGAATGGTTATTTGCTCATGCTGACTGGGCAGGTGGTTATCTTTACGCAAAATGAATAGTTAACACCTGGGGCCTTCAAAGTGTATCAGTAGTATAGACACCAATCCAATTCCCAAATGACTTACACTCTCCACGATCCAATCAAAGAACTCTCAGTGACTAAATCTCTCCAACTTCTGCGTGATGGTTTCAAGAATGAACTTGCAACTTATGTCTATGCTG